ACTTTAGTCCCTATTATTTCTCATATAGAGAACTTTAGAAGTTACCCTTTTATAAGGCTAATCTTCTCTGCTCTTTATATTACGAGAATAATTAGGGTTGATAATGAGATATCTCTCTCAACTATTGAGAAAGAGCCCGGTTTTACCGGTAATCCCTCATCATTAGATGAAGATATATATCATTTTCTTAAAGAATTAGGAGTGAATACTACAACCATTGGGAAAGTCCCTAAAGTTTTACGCTTCAAGGAATTTCACATGAGTTCAAAGAGTGGTCCTAATGGACACGCTCTTTGAACTTCATATATGGACATAATGTCTCTTACTCCTAAACAGTGGGATGCTATTAAAGCTACCGCTGGTGAGAAGTTAGTTGACCTTATGAGTAGGTTTTCCTCTCTTTATCTTAGGATCCCGCTTTTCTTTGATTCCCGATCTACCCGCAAAGGTAGTCTGGTCTCTCGAAGATTAGCTAAGATTCAAGATAAAGAAGGAAAAATACGAGAGGTCGCTATAGGAGATTATTATACTCAGGCAGCTTTGCTACCTTTGCATAATTATCTCTCTAAAGTTCTCTCAAGAATTCGACAAGACTGTACATCAGATCAAACCAAATTATTCTATACATTGGAGAATTCTATTGGAAGTTCTTATCATAGTATCGACCTTAAGGCCTTTACTGATAGGTTTCCAATTGTGATAAACCAACGTATATTATCTATTTGGTTCGGTTCAGAATATGCTGATTCATGAAAAGAATTAATGGTCGGTTCTCCCTATTTTTACAAGGGTTACCCTGCCTTTTATAAGACAGGTAACCCTATGGGGATATACTCATCCTTTAATTCTACATCATTAGCACACCATTTCCTTGTTTGGAAAGCCTGTAGAAAGGCTAACCTACGATGAAAGAGGGCCCGTTATATGTTACTAGGTGATGATATCGTTATTGCTAACGATAGATTAGCTAGTGAATATAAAAAGCTTCTGACTGAGTGGGATATTGAAATTCAATATTCAAAGACACATGAATCACCTTATGGTTTCGAGTTTGCTAAGCAAAT